GAGTCGCCGCGACATAGTGCAATCCATGGGGTTCGGCGTTGAAGTGGTGCCAAGGTGCTCAGACAAGCGTGAAGCCATACAGGCAGCTAGAGACATTCTGCCGCAATGCTGGTTTGACGAAACCCTGTGCGCCACCGGTATTGCGCACCTCGACTCGCACCGCAAGGACTGGAATGACGCAACCGGCAACTGGAAAGATGAGCCGTTCCGAGGCCCAGCAAAACACGCCGCTGACGCATTGGAGCAGATGGCACGAGGCTTTGCCGTGATGAGTAGCGGCGAGTCATACGAACCGGAGATAGCGTAATGGCCAAGACAATCACAGTTGACCAGCTGGTTTACAAACTGGAAGGCCCGCGCAAGAAAGTGCCGACTTATCAGTTTGGCAAGCGCACGTTTATGGAATACGAAAGGACACCAGGGCAACCGGAGCCAAAGAATGACAAGCCAAAGTAACATTGAGTTCGGCAACGAGCTGCGGCCCGAGAACCACATTAAAGAAATGGATTGGGCCAAGCGTATCGCTGACGTGCTGGAGCGCCACTATCCGGGCTACATGTGGGCGGTACACGTCGATCTATACGGCGGCATGGCGACCATTCAATCACTGAGATTGTCCGGCGAGTGGGGCTGTTACTTGAAGATGAGCAGTATTGTGAACGACCCATTTCTGGCCAAGGTTAAGAAATTCGGCGGCGAAATACTGGAGCGTCACCGCGTATCACGAAGCGCAGCCAACGCGGATCAGATTGGTGCATTGAAGCGGGACCGACTCGGCAACATTCTGGCGGATCACACATAATATGGCTGACGAAATCGAAATCCCGCAGGGCTTGTACGCTGAAATGGCTGAAGAGCTGGAGGCGATGCAGGACGGCGACAGCGCTAACCCGGATGAATACTGGCTGGGGCTGGCTAAAACCGCGTACACCACCAGCACGGACTACCTGGACGGCAGCATTCGCAAACAATGGGAAGCGAGCATCGCCCACCAGAACAACGAGCACGCCAACGGCAGCAAGTACCTGAGCGATACTTACCGCGCCCGATCAAAATTGTTCCGGCCTAAGACCCGCACGAACAACCAGGCGGCCGAGGCCAGTTTTGCCAAGGCCATGTTCAGCACCGAGGATCTGGTTAGCATCGAAGCCGAGAACGATAATGACCCTGTTCAACGGGCCAGTGCCGAAATCAACGGCTATCTGATGCAGCACCGGCTGTCGAAGTCGATCAAGTGGTACATGACGGCCATGGGCGCGTATCAGGATGCTCGCGTTTACGGTGTCTGTGCTTCGTATCAATACTGGGATTTTGAAGAAGTCACCGAGCAGTATGAGGACGAAGAGCCCGGTTTAATGGGCGGGCTGGAAGAAGGCAATCCAGCAACCAACGAATTTAACCAGTACGGCCAGGTGATTAACCGGCCTACCGGTGATGCGGATACCCCGCCTACGGGTGGCGGTGAGATAGCGGACTATTTGCCAGAGCCGGTAAGGCCAGAGCCCGCCGTTCGCGTTCTGCGCGACAAGCCCGCCTGCGACCTGATACCGCCTGAGAATATTCGCTTTGAGCCGAACGCGGATTGGCGCGACCCTATTAACACCAGCCCCTACGTGGTGCGACTGGTGCCAAAATACGCCGACGAAGCCATGCAGAAGATTGCCGCCAACGGCTGGCGTGAAGTGGATATTAACGCGCTGATTCACGCCGGTAGCAGCTTAAGCGAACGCTCAGACACCACGCGCTCAAGTCGTGAGGGCGATGGCCGACAAGACCCGGCAGATCAATCTGGTACTGAGCGCAACGAATTTAAACTAGTCTGGCTGCACGAAAACTTTATTCGGGTAGGCGGGCAAGATTACGTGTACTGGACGTGCGGCACCGACCTGCTACTGAGCGACCCCACACCGATTGAGGAAATCTACCCGCATTTAAAGTACGGCGAGCGGCCTATCACGCTGGGCGTATCGGTCATCGAAAGTCACCGCAATTACCCGATGAGCCCGACACAATTGATAGCTCCCCTGCAGGAGCAGAGCAACGACATAAGCAACCAGCGCATGGACAACGTGCGGCTGGTGCTGAACAAGCGCTACATACTCCGCAGACAGCAAGGCGGCGGCGGTATTGATATGGCCGCACTGGCAAGATCAACGCCTGGCAGCTCCATTATGACCACCGACCCGGAGAGAGACATTCGGGTGCTGGAAACGAACGACGTGACCAGTTCGAGCTATCAGGAGCAGGACCGGCTTGATTTAGCAATCGACGAGCTATCTGGCACGTTTAGTCAGCAGACGGTGCAGAACAACCGCAACCTGAATGAAACCGTGGGCGGCATGGAGATGATGAATGCCGGGGCATCGGACATTACCGAGTACGCCATTCGCACATTCATTGAAACGTGGGTAGAGCCGACCCTAAGCCAGCTTGTGCGCCTTGAGCAGTATTACGAAACCAACGAAGTCGTGCTGGCCATGGCGCAAGAGGCATCCAAGGAGTACCAGCAGTTCGGGCAAGATATGGCTCTGGACGAACTGTTACGCCAAGAACTGACCATCAACGTGAATGCTGGATTCGGCAAGACCGACCCCCAGAAGCGCCTAAACAGCCTGAACATGGCCATGCAGTCCGTGGCTCACCTGCCCAGCGCCATTGCGCGACTGGACGAGGACGAGGTTATCAAAGAGATATTTGGCAACGCTGGGTATCGTGACGGTAAGCGCTTCTTTAAGCCGATGGAGGAATTTCAGGAAGAAATGAAGGGTCAGCAGCAAGGGCCGCCGGCTGACCCGGCCAAGATGCAGGAGCTTGAACTGAAGGCGCAAGACCAGCAGTTCCGTCATGAGATGGAGCAGCAGAAAATGCAAATGGAGCAAGAGCGCTGGCAAGCTGAAATGGCCATGGAGCGTGAGCTTAAAATGATGAAGCTGGCGCTGGATGAAAATAAAACCATGGCGCAGATTCAAGCCCAACTAGGCACCAAGCAGAGCGACAACCAGACCAAGCGCGACATTGAGGCTGGCAAACAGACGCTGGATCAGGCCCGCTTATTGAACGAGCAGCGCAATCAACAGATGGGCTACGACACGTATGGCTGAGCATCCCGAAGACGCCGTTATTCGCAATGAGTCCGAGCGATTCCTGTTTGCGGATTTCTCCGTAGGCGAGGGCGTATCCGACTTTTTGCGCTCAGACGCCGGCCGCTACCTGCAAGGCACCGCAGAGCAAGAGATTGGCGAGTCTATCCGCACCTTTCTGAGCGCCGTGAGTGTTCACCGCAGCGTAGAGGAAATAGCGGCAGCCCATTCACAGGCACAGCAGTCCCGCAAAGCCTTTATCTGGATGATAGAGGCCATGCAGGCAGGACAGGCCGCTGAATACCAGTTACGGGAAATGGACGACATAGAGCGACCTTAACCCACACAGACACCCACCTGACCCGCCACTGAGCGGGTTTTTTATACCTGCAATGAGGCAAACCATGACCACCGAAGCTACCGATACCGGCGTTTCACAGTCAGAAAGTTACAATTTTGGTTCAGACCGCTTGGCAAAAATCAGCGCGATTCAGGGTGACCGGGCGAAAGACCGCGAGCACAGCGATGACGACGACGGCGAAGATGCCCTGGCCGCACTGGCCGCGCAGGCCGACAGTCTGGACGACGAGTTAAAGCGCTACAGCGACGATGAGGGCGAGGAAGACCAAGAGGCCGACGAAAGTGACGGCAGTGAAGCGGATGAGGGCGACCCGGCAAAGGCCGATCCACCCGAAACCGATCAACCGCTGTTCATGGCCAACGGCCAATGGATGACCCGCATCAAAGTGGATGGCGAGATCAAAGAAATCCCGTTTGCCCGATTGCAGGCGGCGGCACAGAAATTGGAAGCCGGCGACAAGCGGCTGGAAGAAGCCAACCGCCTACGGCAAGAGATAGATCAACGCGAACAAATGCTGTTGCAGCGCGAGCAGCAGCTAACGAATCAGCCACCCGCCCAGGGCGCTGAAGGTCAAACGGACGACATCAAGGCAATCGTCCGGCAATACCACGAAGCGCTGTTAAACGGTGATGACGAAGACGTGACCGCCGATCTACTGGCCAAACTCGCTACCGCAGGACGGCAACAGCCGCAAGTCGATGTGAGCCAGTTGGCACAGCAGGTTGAACGGCAAGTCGAAGCTCGATACACCGAACGGCAGCAAGAAAGTGCGCGGAAGGAACAGGAGTCTGCCCACAAAGCAGATTTGAGAGATGCGTTTTCCACCTTCAAAGACGAGTTCAAGGACGTGGCATCTGACCAGGCATTGCTGGATATGGCCGACCGTCTGACCGTCACCGTCAGTCAGGAATACCCCACCTACACGCCCATCCAAGTGATGCGCGAGGCGGGTAGACGCACACGCGACTGGCTGAACGACAAGACAAGTGGCGCAACTCGTACCAACCGCAAACGCAATCTAAAGACCGCAACTGGCACCGGAGCGTCACAGCCTGGCAAGCCAGAAGCGAAACCTAAAACCCGTTCGGATCAACTAAATGAAATCCGTTCGGCGCGTGGGCAATCGCCCATTGGATCATAACGAGGTATTACCATGAGTCAATTATGGAGCGTAGACACACTGGGCGGGTTCATGTATTCCGACCAGCTTTCATCCACCCTGCGGACTTCTTTGCAGCCGCTGACCCGCTTTCGTAACTTCTGCGACGTGGAAGACGCGAAAGAAAAAGGCACAGGCGATAAGTTCAACTGGAACGTGTATTCGGACGTGGCTACCCAGGGCGGCAAGTTGACCGAAACCGATGCCATGCCTGAAACCACATTCAGCATCTCCCAGGAAACGCTGACCATTACAGAATGTGGGAACTCAGTTCCTTACACGCGCAAGCTGGACATTCTGTCCAAGCATTCGTGTGAGCAGGTCATCAACAAGGTTCTGAAGAACGACGCCAGCAAGTCGCTGGATACTCAGGCTTACGATGAATTTGCTAAGGCACCGATTCAGATGGCCCCCACAGGCGGCACCAGTGCAACGGCAGTGACGTTTACCGCTGGCACCACCACTGTCACCAACAACGTCGCTATGAGTAAAGAGCACGTCAAGGCAATCGCCGACGAAATGGCCGAGCGCAACGTAACGCCATACGACGGTGAGAACTACTGCTCACTGGCTCGCCCGAGCACTTTGCGCGGCTTCAAAGACGATCTTGAAGAGCTTCACAAGTACGTGGACGCAGGCTATGCCCGCATTGCAGCCGGTGAAATTGGCCGCTATGAAGGTATCCGCTTCTTCCAGCAGACCAACATTGCATCCAAAGCCTGGACCAATGCCAAGTCTGACGAAGCGTTCTTCTTCGGCGCCGATACCGCTTGCGAGGCGATTGTGGAACCGGAGCAGATCCGTGCGAAGTTGCCGGGTGACTATGGTCGCTCAAGAGGAATGGCGTGGTTTTACTTAGGAGGCTACGGGATTTCCCACACCGAGGCAGCCAATGCACGCATCTTCAAGTGGTCGTCTGCGGCCTAAACCTGAATGGCGGCTTCGGTCGCCGTTTTCCCAGCACACGAGGTACAGCACATGAAAGACACAGCAAAGAAAGGCGCCAAGGCGTCAGAGTCGGCCATTGCCGAGGGTTTGCGCGACAAGTCCATGTTCAGCTCAAAGGATATGCACAAGCCAGGCAGTGACGGCTCGCAGCGCCCTAAAAAGGGTTCCGACCGCATTTAAGCGGAGTGATTGAAAGGGGCGGCTTCGGCCGCCCTTTTTCTTTGGGAGTAAGCACCATGGCAGTGAAATACCCATACCGAGACTTGCCGAACGACGAGCGCGACAAGGTTATGAGCGACCCCCGCGACTATGCCGGTGAAAGCTTTGAGGATCACATGAAAGATCGCTCAAGTGGCATCAACGCTGAACCTGATGAGAGTTACCGCGACGGCGTGACCAGTGTGAAGCGTATGCACCCCGACCGCTACATCCGTAACGGAGGCTGCAACTGATGGCCTTTGATGACAAGAAGCCCTTCGGTTATGTGCGCGGCTTGCCTGGCGTCAAGTACGAGCAGGACGGCAGCCTGTATAGCCCGCAGGGCGACGTGGTGGACATTGAGGGAAAACCGCTGAAGAAGGCGGCACCCAAGACCAAAGTGAAGGCCAAGACCGAAATCAGCAAGCCAGACGGCGTTCGCCCCATGAGTGAAGCAGAGGACGAATAATGAATTACAGGGCTTTGTGCAGCGCATTGGTAAGGGAGGTGGGCATTGGCGGAGGCCATGAAGTGCCGACCGTGATAGGCCAGATTGGCGAACTGGCGCGAGTGGTGGGCTGGATTTCTCAAGCCAACGCTGACATTCAAAGCCTGTATTTCGACTGGAAATTTCTGTGGTCCGCCAATGCGTTCGATACCGTAGCGGGAGTATCCAGTTACGCACCTCCGAGCGACTGCCACTTCTACGAGCGAGACAGAGCCCGTATAGCCAATGTGCGCGGCGTGTCCGTGGTTGAACATGAGCTATGGGAAGGCTATGACGACGGCGTAACCGGCCAGCCTCACACCATCATCCTGATGCCAGACGGCGGCATTCAGCTGTACCCAGCACCAGATGAAGTGTATTCCGTCAGCCTGCCATACTACCGTGCGCCGCAAATCCTGCGCGAGAACAACGACATCCCTTGGATTCCCGAGGCGTATCACGACCTGATCTGGATGCGGGCCATTATTAAATACGGCTATTACGAGGCAGCCCCTGAAATGCTTCAGCGCGTGCAAGCGGAGTACCCGGCACGGCTGGCGTCACTGGAATCTAATCAGCTGCCAAACCGTTACCGCTACGCCCTGGCGCACGATCCCGAGCCCGTAGTGGTGATTCCACAATGAGCCTGCCCACCTTCAAGACCAAGACCATTACCTGCCGCGGCGGGCTGGATCTGGAAGCTGACCCGCTCACCATTCCTGCCGGCGCCCTGATTCTGTGCAAGAACTTTGAATGCAAAGTAGGCGGTGGCTACCGGCGGATTGGTGGTTATGAGCGCTTTGATGGGCAGATTGCCCCGTCACTGGCGGAAGACCCACTAACGGCGCGAGATAACATTGCTGCCGTGCCAGGCTCAGGTCCAATACTGGGATTATGGCTTTACAAGGGCGTAACCTACGCTTTCCGCAACAATGAGGACGCGACCGAGGCCAAGATGTACAAGTCTGGCGGGGGTGGCTGGACCGAAGTTACAACCGGTGAGACGCTTGAGCCAGGTGGACGATTTGAGTTCAAGAATTTCAACTTCAGCGGCGCGTCTTACACCGAAAAAATGTACGGCGTGGACGGCAAGAATGATTTCTTCTCGTTCGATGGCACCGATTTCGTGCAACTTCCTGTGGCTGGATTCGACAGCAAGCCAAAGCATCTGTTTATTTTCAAGAACCGCGCCAGCTTAGCCTTCCCATTGGGCCAGATGGTGCTGTCTGCGCCGGGTGATCCTGCTGATTACGACACCGCTACCAGTTCGGCCGTCTTGATTGCGACAGGCGACGACATTATAGGGCTGCAGGGCGCTGTAGGTGGCGCGCTTGCCGTGTTCATGCGCAACCGGGTATCCATTCTGTACGGCTCCACCACCGCGGACTTTCAATCCCAAGACCTGCGCGAGCAATCCGAGAAGTCGGGCGCCATTGAATGGACGATTCAGGAAGTGGGCGACACCATTTACCTGGATGACCGTGGCTTAACCTCACTGGCTCAGACGGACAAATTCGGCAACTTCCAGTCAGCGACTATTGACGAGGCTGTGAAGAACTACCTTGGCTCACGCAAGGACCAGGTTATCGGCTCCACCATCTCCCGAGGCAGCAACCAATACCGGCTTTTACTGGAAAGCCCAAGCGGCACCGAAGTGCTCACGCTCACGCTCAGCAGCCAAGGAGTGGAGGGCTTTAGCTTGAGTGCCTACCCCGTTCGATTCTCCAGCGTTGTGTCCGAGGAGGATACTCAGGGCGATGAGCGCATTTTTGCAGGCTCCATAGACGGCATGGTGTACGAGCTGGACAAAGGCAAGAGCTTTGACGGCGCCGACATTGAATCCTATTTCAAGATCCCGTTTTACCATTACAAGTCCCCGAGTTACCACAAGCAATTCCGCCGCGCCATGGCAAGCATCGAAACACCAGACGCCCTAATCCTGAAGATGAAACCTGAATTTAACTACGGCGGCACAGACGTTGCGCCATCTGTAACGCGGACAGAGGCCGTGCTTGCGCGTGGCGGCCAATGGGGGCTAGACGATTGGAACGAATTTTCATGGTCATCACCCGTTGTCGGCAAGGCTCAGGCGGATATTGGTGGTTCCGGTGAAAACATGGCGCTGCTGTTTTATCACAAAGGGCAGGTTGCCCCGTTCACTGTTCAAAACGTCACCGTCCATTACACCAACCGGAGACTTTCCCGATGAGCAATGATTACTACACGTACAGCAATACATTGCTTCCCGGGCAGGTGGCTCGGGCCGAGGACGTGGAGGCCGAGTTAAGCGCCGTTGTCGCTGGCTTTGGCCTGCTACCCAAGCCTCGGCCGGACGGTGAGGGCTTTGCCGAACCGTTTACCGTGGCGCCGGCTGTGGATGACAACCAGGCGGCCACTCTTGGGCAGCTTAAAGTGCTTGAGACAGCGGCTGGAAGTTCAGCGACGAACGCAGCCAGCAGCGCACAAAGCACAGAAGCAGACGCCATAGCCACCGCCGCAGACCGAGTGCAGACCGGGCAGGACGCGCAACTGGCTGAAGATTCAGCCACCAATGCGGGAGACAGCGAGACTTTAGCGCAGAGGTGGGCCGAGGAAAATATTGATGTAGAAGTTGTGACCGGTCAGTTTTCGGCGCGACACTGGGCCAGTAAAGCAGCGGAAATCACGTCCGGCGCTCGCGCCTATCAAGGCATTTACGACGCATCTGGCGGCACCTACCCCATTGCTTCACCGGTCACTGAAGATGCCGGCAAATACTGGCTTATCTCTGTGGACGGCACGCTGCCGGCTGGCGTCGTCAATAAAGGCGATGAGCTGGCCATCAGCGCGAATCAAACGTATCAGATTATCCGGCTGTCAGCGGTTTACGCGCAGAAAACCAATAACCTTTCAGACCTTTCCAGCGCTGCAAGCGCCCGGACAAACCTTGGCCTTGGCACCGCTGCCGTTGAAACTGTCGGAACCGGTGCAAGCCAGATTCCAAAGCGTAACGCTAGTGGCAAGATTCCCGGTGATGTGTTGGGCAGGGCGCTCACCCAGGCAACAGAGGCAGCTATTGGCTCCGTTCTTCTTGCCTCCGTGGCAGAAGCTGTGACTGGAACAGACGTTGAAAAAGCCGTCACACCCGCAGGGCTGAGCGCAAGCGTCGGCACAGCCATACCGACAGGTGTAATTGTCATGTGGTCAGGAAGCGAGGCCAGTATTCCTGCAGGCTGGGCGCTGTGCAACGGCGCAAGCGGAACGCCAGACCTTAGAGGAAAGTTTGTTATTGCGGCAGGCGGCACCTACGCCGTCGCAGCAACCGGAGGCAGTGCAAACGCGGTCGTGGTCAGCCATAACCATGACGCGAGCGCTGACTTTAACGGCAATCATGGGCACAGCGGCAGTACAAATACAGCAGGGAATCACGCTCACGGTCAGAGGGTGGTTGAATTTTACAACGGGGGGGATCTGGCTTTTTCTGGCGCCGCTCAAGTTAGCTCCACAAGGGCTGGAAGGGCTACAGACGCAGCCGGCAATCACGCGCACAGCCTTTCCATCAACGCCGCAGGCAATCACAACCACGACATAACCGTAAACGCTGCCGGCGAATCCGGCACCGGCAAGAACCTGCCCCCTTATTACGCCCTCGCCCTCATCATGCGGCTCTAGGAGATACCATGAGACAGATTATCCCCGAGCAGAACCTTGTGCATCTGGCCGATGGTGAAAGCTACACCGTGAGCTGCGCTGATTTAGTGGCTCGCAAAATAACCTACGTGGGCGAAGACAATGACGGCCTATGGATTGAGAAAACGCCATTCAATGGCCGGGTAAGGGTGTTTGATTCAACGATTGTTAACCTGCTATTTTTCCGTGCAGCCGCGCAGCGCGATACGCCTGAAACCCCTGAAACTCTCAGCGAAGCCATGACTCGGCGCAAGGCCGAGATTGACGAATTGCGCAACGCCAAGATTGCAGGCGGCGTGCCTTACGAGTTCCCGAACGGCCCCGGCACCATTCAGCTGCGCAACCAGACCGACATCACCAACATTCTGGGCGTGGTGGTAGCCGGTCAAGCGCTTATTGGCTCAGGTGATACCACAACAACCCTGAATTTCCGCGACACCGAGGACGTGACTCACGCGCTCACAGGCCCGCAAGTAGTGGCCATGGGGCTAACAGCCTCCGGCTTTATCAGTGGCCTGTACGGGGTGGCGTGGGCACACAAGGACGCTCTGTCTGCACTGTTTACCCTTTCTGACGTGGTGGCTTACGACATTACCCTGAACTGGCCGGAGTGACCCCTATGAGCAATGACACCCATCGAAGCGCCGCCTGGCGCTTTTTTTATGTGCGGATCTATCGTCGGATGAAGTTTGCCTGGCTACTGCTTCGCGCCTACGTGTTCAACTTACTCGTTGCCGGTGATACGTTTTTGAATACCGTTATCGGTGGTGATCCCGGTGAAACCATCAGCTCACGCATGGGCAAAGGTAAGCTGAAAGGCCAGCCGGTGCATACCTTCCTTAGCCGTGTGATTGATGCCGTGTTCAAGGTTCTGTTCAACGAGTCTGACCACTGTGTAAATGCCATTCAACATGACGAGGGCAAGGGCGCAATCTCGGAAGTCATTAACCGCTATCGTGCGGGCAACAAACACCTCTGGAGGCTTTAATGGCTACCACCACGAACGCAATGAAGCCCGTCGCTCAGGAGTCGCAAGCTGGCGATTACGAGGCTGCGCAAGGCCAGTCGAGCAATTACACCCCGACAACCAGCCAGGTCAGTAACAACGCCACCGTGCAGGGGCGCATGGAGGGCTTGCTCAGTCAGGGCTCCCAGTACATGAAGGCTGCGGAAAGCAAGGCTAATGAAATATCCAACAAGCGGGGTTTGCTCAACAGCTCCATGGCCGTCGGTGCTGCGCAGAAAGCCAACATCGAATCCGCCTTGCCGATTGCCAGCCAGGACGCCGGCACGTTTGATATGCGCGAGCGCACCAATCAGGCTGCACAGAATCAGGCCGGTCAGTTCAACGCCGGCCAAGATCAGCAGATGACACAGACGAACATGGCCAGCGAGAACCAGGCGGGCCAGTTCAATGCGGGGCAAGAGCAGCAGAACAGCCAGTTCAACAGTTCGCAATCCAACAGCATGATGCAGGACCAGTGGTCGCAAGAGCAGAATCAGGCTCACCAGAAGACCATGGCGGATTTAGGCTTTGCGCAAGAGCAGGGGCTGATTGACCAGAAAACCTTCGCCAACCTGCGCGGCCAGTTCTTGGACTCCATGACCGGCCTGGCCAGTGAAAGCCAGATCAATATTTCCGAAATTCAGGCCAACGCAAACATACCGGCCGCTGAAAAAACCAAACTCATCGCTAACCAGATCCAAATGCGCGATGCGGATATGGCCGCAATCAGTGAACTGTTCTCGAAAATGCCGATGTGGCAGCAGAACTGGACCAACCCCGGCGCAGCAACCCCTTAACCGCAAGAAGGTGACGATATGATTGATTTCTCAAGTGTGGGCGAGGCTCTTTCAGGTTACGCGACAACAGCCTTTAACTACGTCAGTGATAACGAATGGGCCGCGAACGCCGTGGCCGGTGCCGCCGTGGCCGGTGGTCAGTATCTGCTACAAAAAGACCAGCAGAAGTATGACACTCGCCGCGAAGACAAGGCCTGGAACCGCAAGATGGAACTGACCAAGGCGCCGACCATCAACAAGGCCGATTACGACTGGTCCAATCTGTCAGGTGACGGTCTTATGGGCGGCGGTCTGATTTCTCAAGCCAAGCGATAGGGGTTACACATGGGACGTGCAGACAGCGATAACGCAGGCGGCTCAGGCAACACAGGCGGGCGCGGTGGATCTTCCGGCAACTCGGGTGGAAGCTCAGGCGGTGGCCGCGGCAATAACACGCCAGGCCGTGATGCCCGCGGCAATACATCAGGCAACACAGGGCAAGGCAACAACGGCGGTCGTGACACCCCAGGCTCACCGAATGCGCCCGACGGCAGGCGCGGCTCCACTATGGGCCGGGACGGCGGCAGAGCAACCGGTGGCGGTGGTGGTAATAAC